CAGAAGTTAGATAAGATTTATGATACTCCTAACTTAAAAGCTGCTAGTTTAAACGCTATTCCAATTCAACTCAATTATCAATTAGACATTTTCACTAGAAGATATGACGAAGGGGATGAGTATTTAAGAAATTTTATCTTCCAATTAATTAATTATCCAAAGTTAAAAATTGAAGTTCCTTATAATAAAAATAAGGTAGAACACGTTTGTACAATTCGTATATTACCAAACGTGGAAGATACAAGTCAAATCCCACAAAAATTGTTTAAGGATCAATTCACTAGATGAACAATTAAACTAGAGATTGATGACGCTTATTTGTGGAGTATTCCAATTCAACCTGTTTGAAAAGTTGTTGAAACTCAAGTAGTATCTCGTACTACAAACAGAGAAGAGGAAATAATAAGTTAATTTAACTGCTAAATTAACTGATATTAATTATATTTAATTAAAAGTCAAGAATAAGGAGACATTATATGCCAAAGATTACAATTAATGAATTCGATTATACAGGCACTCCAGCGTTCCAGAAAGCTGCTAATACAGTTTTCATTCCAGGTCCTTTTGGTGACAATCCTAGCTACGATGTAGTAAAGGAAGGCGAAAAGGTAAAAAAACCAGTCTTATGTAATTCAAAAGCTGAATTTGAATATTGGTTTGGAACTGAATCTGCAGACAAGTCTTGGATTATGGCTCATCAACTAGTTCAAATTGGTTTACCAGTTTTATATTGGGGTGATGCAAGTCCAATTAATCCTGAGGTTTGGGAAGAGCTTAAAGATAAAGCCTTATATGATGTTAGATTTATTACTGCTGGTGCTTCTACCTTAGGTGAAGCAGCTACAGAGGAATCTGGTTCAGGTTTATCTCTTCCTGTATATGAGATGGTTGACTGTGCTTATCAAAGAGGAGATGCAGTTGTATTATTTAGTCCTTTTGATGAAGTTGTAGATGTTACAGACGTTCAAGGATGGGCTGAAGTTATTGCTGCTCAAGGTCCTTGGACAAAAATCGATATGTACGGCAAGGTTGTTGAAACAGGTTCAGAAGCTTTAAAATATGCTGCAATGTTTGTTCCAGCTTGTAGCTTCCCAAGCATCGCTGCTAGAGAAAAAGGCTGGCCATTTGATCCTATTAAAACAAAAGAAAAACAAGAACTAATATTACCAGGTTTATTCACTTACTTAACAGCTTATGCAAAATCTATTGTTAAAAACGAATCCTGGTTTGCAGCTGCTGGATCATTTAGAGGAGTTTCTCCTTATAAATTTGATACAGTAGTAGATTATGGTGATGCTGCAATCAACGCTTTACAAACAAGAATAGAAGGTGACAGCTGTGTTAATACAATTGCTGAAATTAGACCTTTCGGAAAAATTGTTTGGGGTAATAGAACATTATTACCAAATGTTTCTGAAGATGTTAGTGAAGGTGGTTTAAAAGCTTCTCACTTCTTAAATATCAGACACTTATGTTGTGATTTAAGTAAAACTTTATATAGAGCTAGTAGAAAATGGACATTTGAACAAAATGACGATATTCTATGGGCCAACTATCAAGCTGAAATCAAACCTCTCTTAGACAAGATGAAAAGTGGTAGAGGAATTCGTGGTTACAGAATCATCAAAGTTGCTACTAACAAGAAAGCTACTTTGAAAGCTAAGATCAGAATCAATCCAATCGAAGCTGTTGAAGACTTCTACTTAGATATCGAATTAACTGATAACTTAGATGTTATGGTTGATGTTGCAGACTAATAAAGGAGAATAAACGAATATGGCAGAACAAATTGGTACATATCATTTATCAGACAATCCTCAGCTTTATGAAATTCAACGTGCTAACTGTTTTGAATTCTTAATTCATGATGCTGAATCCTTACTTCAAGCAGGTGTTGATGAAACAGACGCTGATGAAACAGATTACTTAACAGGAAACCAAGAAACAGTTAGATTATCAGTTGTTAGTTTCGATGTTCCACACTTCTCTCAAGAAGAAATTGAAATTAGACGTGGTAACTCAAGAATGTATGCTGCTGGTGTTCCATCATTCGATGCTGGTACATTAGAAGTCAATGACTACATTGGCGCAGGTACAAAATCAGTTCTTCTTGCTTGGCAAAGATTATCCTACGACGTTACTTCTGAAAAAGTTGGTCGTATGGGTGACTGGACCGATGCAAGTGGTGTTGTCCACCAAGGTTATAAAAAGAATTGTGAGCTTATTGAGTATACTCCTGACTTCACACAAGTCGTTAGAACTTGGGACTTAGTTGGTTGCTGGGTTAGAGAACTTAGAGAAGGTAAGTATGATATGAATGACGGTGGTAAAAAGATCGTCAGTGCTACTATCAGATTTGACAGAGCTATTCCACACTTACCACAAGAAGCTCAAGACTAATTCAC